TGTATCTGCAACGGTTGATACACAGAATAGAGTTGTAATTTCTCATGCAACAGGCGGTGAAATTAGATTTACTGATGGAACTGCAACACCTATTGCACTAGCATTTACACCATATAACATTAACACACTTGCAGGAACTGCAAACTTCTACACAGCACCAGCAGGCGCTGATGATGATTACATTGCAAGTAACTGGCAACCATTGGCTGCTAGTAACTTCTACGCAAGTGCTGATAATCCACAGGCAGAACCAAACGACGGACAACTTTGGTACAACCCATCATTCGGTGAAGTTGATATCATGATCCACAATGGTACTACTTGGGTAGGTTACCAAAACTACAATGTTGCTTACGCAAACTGCTCACCAGCAGGTCCAATTGTGAGTGCTACTGCACCAGCAAAAGACACTGGTCAGTCAGATGGAACAGCACTAGTGGATGGTGATCTTTGGGTATCCACAGCAGATTTAGAAAACTTCCCAACAGTATATCGTTGGAACGGTACTACTGAAGAATGGGTACAGTTGGATAAAACAGATCAAACAACAGAAGAAGGCATCCTATTTGCAGATGCACGTTATGGACTAAGCGGTGCTACTGGTAACACAGAAGCAACTATCAAGGATCTATTAACAAGCAATTACCTAGATCCAGACGCTCCAGATCCAGACCTGTATCCACAAGGAATGCTATTATGGAACCTACGCAGAAGTGGCGGTAATGTTAAGCGTTATGCTAACAACTACATCGACACTACAGCAGATAATCCACGCTTCAATAATAACGAAGCGATGACAAGTTATGCAACTGATCGTTGGGTAACTGAATCAGGCAACCAAGAAGACGGTTCTGGTTCATTTGGTAGAAAGGCGCAGAGACAGGTTGTGGTTCAAGCAATGAAATCTACTATTGATACAAGTGATCAAATTAGAGATGAAGAGCGCAGAAACTTCAACTTAATTGCTGCACCAGGATATACAGAAGTAATGAGCAACCTAGTTAATCTTAACATTGACAGAGGCCTAACAGCATTTGTTATTGGTGACACACCATTAAGATTAGCGGCAGATGCAACTACACTAACAAACTATGGTTCAAATGCTAATCTAGTTACTGACAACAGTGACGATGGAATAGTAACATACGATGAATACCTAGCAACGTTTTATCCAAATGGATTTACAACTGACCTAGGCGGCGCGAATGCAGTTGTTCCAGCATCACACATGATGATGAGAACTATAGCACTAAGTGACCAAGTATCGTTTCCATGGTTTGCACCAGCAGGTACAAGACGTGGTGGAGTTTCAAATGCAACAGCAGTGGGATACATTGATGCTGCTACAGGAGAATTCCAAACAGTTGCACTGAACGAAGGTCAAAGAGATACGTTGTACGATCTAAAGATTAACCCAATTACATTCTTTAATGGAGTTGGTTTGGTCAACTATGGTCAAAAGACTAGAGCAAGAAATGCTTCTGCACTAGACAGAATCAACGTAGCACGTTTGGTTGTATATCTACGTAGCCAACTTAATAAACTGGCTCGTCCATATATCTTTGAACCAAATGATAAAATCACTAGGGACGAGATCAAACAAGCAGTAGAATCACTTCTACTAGAACTAGTTGGTTTAAGAGCCCTTTATGATTTCGCAGTAGTATGTGATGAAACAAACAATACTCCGGCTAGAATCGATCGTAACGAACTATATGTTGATATTGCGATTGAACCAGTCAAGGCTATTGAGTTCATATACATTCCGTTGCGTGTCAAGAACACAGGGGAGATATAAGACATGCCTATTACATCATTAAATAACTTTTCAGTACCCACAGACGCAGGCAACCAAGTGCTCTTGATGCCTAAGTTAAAGTATCGCTTCCGCGTTACTTTACTTGGTTTCGGAGTATCTGCGGCAACTGAACTAACAAAACAAGTTGTGGATATTGCTAGACCAAAAGTTGGATTTGAAGAAATTCCACTAGAAGTTTACAACTCACGTGTATATCTAGCAGGTAAGTACACTTTTGAAACAGTGGTGCTTAACCTACGTGATGACGCGAGTGGTGAAGTTCAAAAAATGGTTGGGCAACAGGTCCAGAAACAATTTGACTTTGTTGAACAGGCTTCTGCAAGATCAGGTATTGATTACAAATTTACAACTAAGATTGAAGTACTAGACGGTGGTAACGCTAATAACCCAGCAGGGGTTAATGTACTTGAAACTGCTAACCTATACGGTTGTTTCTTAACAAACGTTGATTATGGTGATGCAAACTACGGCACAAACGAAGCAATGCAAGTTGCACTTACTATACGTTTCGACAACATGGTACAGTGGGGCGCAGGCGAGCAAGGTGTTGGTGTTGGTATTGGTGCAGCAGTGGAAAGAAC